ATTGGTGGCAAACGCCTTGATTGCGTTGCAGAACGTCTTTGCTTCTTCTTCATACGGTCTTTCCATTGTATTCTCCTTTTCTGCCACGGTGGGCTTAGTTGATTGTTTCCAGTTTCGATTATGCCAGGAGGGACTTGAACCCTCCGAGTATGCCGTATAGGGTTTGAACCTATCACAAGGGGCTTTTCCCGATGCTCTCCCACTGAGAACGGCACTTTTGATTATTTGATCTTTTCCAGTTCGTCACCATTGGCCCACCATACGGCGTTTTCATCCATTCCGTCAATGTGGACCAGGTGAACGTCATAAACTGCGCTTTCCTGGATGACCGTACAGCGTTTGCCGTAAAATTCATGGTCTGTCCAGTCGTGGCCTTGGAGCCGGGGCTTTAATATGCGCTTGTCTCCCTTTTTGGCCGTGATGTTATACTTGTTTCCCATAGTTTCATCCCTCCTTGTAAATCTCTCTCACGGTCTGCCGGATCGCTTCGGCCTCTTCGGTGTAGCCCTCTTCGACTTCGGCTATCCTGTGCAGGATTTGGTTTCTGTAGTTCGGGTTGTCCAGAGCATCAGCTATGTAGTCCTCCGGGGACTTCGGCGCAATGATGCTAACAAAGTCTCTGTGATTAAAGGGATCGGCCTTGTCCATAAAGCCGCATATCATCCTTGCAAGGGCTTTTTTCATCGTTCCGTACATTCTTTTGCCTCCTTTCTGGTGAAAAAGATTGTTTTGCCTACATCGTCCATGTGATAATAACGCTTATAATCTCTTAACTTCGCATTGCGTACAGGCGACACGGCAAACCTGGGACCGTACCACGCGAACACATACCAACGTGCTATTGTTCCGTCAGGCTCTCGTGTATATAGTCTATCGTTTTTGTCCATTCTGTTTTCTTTTCTGCCCTCGTTACCTCCGGGGCGGGTGGGCCAGTTTACTTGATTCCGTTGTAGTCCATAAACTCAATGGCTTTTTTTGCCCGCTTTGCGTTTTCAAGAATCTTCTCGCAATCCTCAATGAGATGTTCGAGGTCGTCAGCTTCTTCAAACCGTCTAAAGCACTCCATGGAATCATTAGCACGTTTCATGTACTTCTCAAGGATTTCTTTCCACTGAAAAACTGTGATTTCTCTTTTCGTACCTGTCATAACCTGCATTTTCATTTCCTCCTGTTGTTTTTGTTATCTTGATGCCCTCGTAACCTCCGGGGCGGGTGGGTTTATTATCTGTAGTTGGCCGGATATGCAATGTATCCGTCCGAAGAACTGAAATACAGTTCGCCGGTTTCGTTGCTGATGATTTCCTTTGTGCAAGGATCGGAAACTAACAGTGAAAAAATATCGGTGGTATAGTCGGCGCTGGTGCCGTTCTTGAAAATTGCGGTGATGCTTTCGGCGGTAGTTGTGCCAAAAATGGAATTGATGAACATATCTCTTAACATTGCTTTTTTACTCCTTTCGGTACTCTGTTTTTGGTGTTCCCTTTGATGTACTTATCTTAGCAAACAATCACGTGATTGTCAAGAACAAATTGCACCATTTTTAAAAATTTTGTTGTCGGGCTTTGGTGGGTGTGGTATAGTATGGAGGAAGTCAAAAACAGAAGAATTGGAGGTCTGAAAAATGCTTGTATATAAGTTCGATGTTTTGGAGATGCTTAAAGAAGAGGGCTACAATACTACACGCTTACGTCGGGAGAAAATTATATCTGAATCATCTATACAGTATTTAAGGGAGGGAAAACCGATCGGGCCTATAGTTTTAGATACTCTCTGTAGGCTGTTGGACATGCAGCCGGGCAATATTCTAAAGTATGTAGAAGATGATAAATAATGCCGTTGTGCGTCCCTGGGCGGGGCTGTAAGGGGCTTTTATCCGGGGAGACAAGGAAACACATATATATATAAATAGACTCCCTGCGGGGCGTTTGGGGCTGTCGGCTATGGTCGGCGGTCCTTTTTTATGCCCTCTGGGGCTGTCTGCCGTTCCTGGCCTGGTCCAGCTTTCCGGGCTGATCCGTTCCGGGGCCGGGGGCGTTGAGGCAGTTTTACAGGGGCTTTCAAAGTCGGATATACATTTATAAAGGCGTGGGGCGTTCCTGGCCTCCTGGGGCGTTGCAGGGCGTTTCCGGGGCTATTTGCGCTTGTCCGCTCCTGCTTTCGGGGCTGTCTGGCTGTCTGAAAATACGCTAAATAAGGTGTACAAATTGCACAAAAATGGGGCCTATTTTTCTATGTGATTCTATCCGGATAAATACAATAACGTTATTGACTGATTAACAAATATGGTGTATTCTATAAGTGTCCTAAAGGAAAGGAACACGGACCCGGACGGCATGGGACGGGGGCGAAAATCAAATTTCGGTTCGGTTTCATCCGGGAGAATAACAAACGATCTGATAATAAAAAATGGAGGATATAAAGAAATGAGTAACAGTTATTACATTGTCAACCGTGAGACGGAAAAGCTCGAACTGCATTTCGAGAAAGCTGATTATATCGCACTGAGCGACGATCTGAAAAAGGAAGTGAAAAGCAACTTCCTGTGGGGCCGTAATTCCGGATACTGGATTTCCAGATGCAAGGAGCCGAATTTGGCCTACGCTCGCAGGGTTGCGGAAAAACTCGGACTTGAGAACGCAGGCGCAACCGGGGACCGGCTGACAATGGCTGAAAAGATCGAGGTCAAGGTCGCCAAGGCTGAAAGAAGAGCGGAACGTTATGACAACCGAGCAGACGCAGCGGAGGCAAGAGCGGAAGCATTACAGAAGCCAATTAATGACATGCACGGCGACATCGCATTTTTCACTCAGCCCAACATCAACACTTCTTCCGGCCGGGCATTCACTCGCAGGCGTGAAAAGATGTGGGCCTCATTTGAAAAGGGGTTTGAGGAGTTTCACAAGAGCGCATATTACAAGGACAGAGCAAACGCTGCAAGAGTGACCGCTGCCCAAGGCAACCTGAAAGACCCCGCTTTCCTTGAAAGAAGAATTAAAGAGCGGGAGTCTTCGATCAAAAAAGTTCAGAAATACGCAGAAGACGCCGAAAAAAGGCTCGAAAGAGTGGTTGCTGGTGAAGTGGTTAAAACCTGGGGCGGGGAGCAGATCACTACAGAAAAAGCGGAGGAGAGCTTTAATTACTATCTGGATCGTGTTGAAGTCCTTTTGGATGAACTCGGATTTTATCAGGATTGTTTGGAGGCGGTCGGCGGCATCAAGTTCTCTAAGGCGACTGTAAAAGTTGGCTATATTGTCAAGGTTGCCCGCTGGGGCGTGTGCGAAGTCCTTTCAACCGGTCCAAAGAATTGCGTAATTAAAGTTGCATCTGCCCAGGGTTTCCCGCTTACTGTCTCCTACGCAGAAATAACCGAGATTGTCAAGGCAGAAGAGAAAAAAGCGGCGGCGCATCCGTTCAAGGTCGGCGAAAAGTTCACATATACCCGCTGGAACTCTGAAAAGCACGACAGCGAAGAAGTAACAGCCGAGATTATCAAAGCAACTGATAAAACTGTCACACTGAAAGTTGGAGACGAAAAGCCGTTTAACAAAAAGCCGACAGTCTCAAAATTCAGCGGCGATTGGGCACTGGCTCTTTCCGACTGGCGAGGCGGTATCTTCTACAAGAAAGCAGAATAAAAAATTAACCGGGGGCCGGGGCTGATCCTGGTCCCCAATTTTTCAAACTTCCGCAATTAACCCTTGACAATACACCGAATATAGTGTAATATATAATCAACAGATGAATTTAATCCTATATAATGCAGGAGGTAAAAAACCATGAAAAGATTCATTATTAAGTATCAAGTATCTGCAAACTTGTTTTCTTTCCGGGCTGTTATGGCCGACAGCGAAGAAGAAGCGGTTAATGTGTGGAACTCCTCGCACAACGAAAGAATTGAATCTATTCACCTTGCAACTGCTGCGGATCGTGGTCTTGGCCTTGGCTACTACACCGAAGAAGAAGAGACCAGTATTAAAAACAATCTCAACGCCAAAATGAAGAAAGCGCAGGCCGAGAAAGACGACATCAAGCGCAAGCTGTCCAGGTATACAGCCGAAGAACGGAAAGCCGAAAGCGCCTACAATGAATCAAGGAAGGGCGCAACGACAAATGAAGAAGGGGTTCATGTGGGCGATATCTTTTATATCTCTTGGGGCTACGATCAAACAAACATTGACTTTTTCCAGGTTGTAAAGGTTTCCGGGAAACATACGGTAACATTAAAAGCGCTGGATGTGGTCGCCGGTCTCACGTCGGGCTGGTCCGGGCTTACTCGTCCGATTCGGGACAGTTTCAGAAAGTCCCCCATTTACCCGGAAGAAGTCAGGGTAAGAACTAAAAAAAGAGAATGGAACGGTCACAAGATGCCGCTGTTTTACATTAACGAGCATGGCGCTGATTTTTACAAGTTCGGTGAGTTTATTGATTACTCAACCGGGGCTTGATATTAAATAGGACCGCGGGGCCGGTGTTGGGCCGGTCCCTGGGCGATAGGAGGGCGAGAAGATGAAAAAGCGGTTATTGATAGATTGCCATGACGCTACTATTTACGGATTTAAAACCGGGGATTTCCGGGAGGCGGACAATCTGGAAAAGTTGAACGATCAAGTCATTCGGGAGTTTTTCGCTGGGCTTGTCATTGGGGCTTATTCCGTGGTGGTCGTTAGGGAGTCTGAAAGTAGTGTTCATGTATTAACCAGGTCGGGCCGGGCGGGTGTTCCGGTGCAGGAAACAATGTTTTGTAAACTTCCTTGTGGGGAGTGGGTCGCAAATTGTCACGTAAACGTTAGAACCGCAAAAGACTGTGAAACCGGGGCCGGAAACGTATATATTTATGAGGCCGGGGAAGATGTGCCCGAACTGGAAGAGATCGCAGCATAATTCCGGGAAACTGGGCAAAATATTTAGAACAGGGGGAAACGAAAAATGTATAAATATGGAACGTACAAAAACTATAATGGTGATACAATGGTTGTATGGGTTGAAAATGAAAGCGACAAAACAATTATTGAATGGAATGGTAAAATGAAAAAGTTTGATACATTCGAGGCCGCTATAACAGTAGTCATCAATACCGGCTATATTTATACAAACTGATCCGGGAGAACTGGACAGAAATAATCAGGGCTTGCCAATGGGCGGGTCCTTTTTTATTGGGCTACAAAGTGCGGGAAGTGTAGCCGAAAAACGAACAAAAAGAACAGGTTTCGGTGGTAGGGTTGACAATCGGGCTATCTTTGTGATACGGTTCCCACGACAGGTGAGGGACAGCTACTTGCTGCGCCGGGTCCGATATGACGAGGAATAGACCGTCTGAGCCGCAAAAAGTACCACCTGGGGAACGTTGAAAAATGCTTTAAAATTTTCGGGTGCTGTAAAGCCGGATGAAAGCCATATTAGGCCGTGAATATAAGGGGTTGTTTGATATGGTCGACTTGAAAGATATTGAGCTACTCCCTGATACAATCGAGATTTACGAAAGACGGATTGATGATGCTATAGACGAATTTTGTCTACGGTACAATATCGAATCACTTTCTAAAGCTCCGCAAAATACGTTTTCTGCTTGTCTGCGCTTTGTTTACCGGCATGTTTTTAAACCTGATACAGTACAGCAGAGTAGAAGAAAATGTGTTTTAGACTACGAGAAAGACATGGATATTCTTCTTGGGGTTTTAAACTATTACTTGTATATCTGCGGATTGTATGATAAAGCTGTAAGTCAATATGACTTTAGTGCTATGACGGGTTTATCAGAAGAAAGTATAGTATCTTGGAGAAATAGCTTTAGTTTAGACAATGAACTAACTAAAAAACGAATGCTCCTCATAAAAGCATTATATACCGGCAGAGAACAAAGTTTATCTAACAAACTTCTAAACGGCGGGAACGTTGTCGGGCCTTTGGCGATCCTAAATCATCTCCATGGCTGGAATCTTCCTGGCGTGAGCAAAGAAGAGGTTAAACCCAGACTTTCCCGGTCCGACATGCTCCAAGGCTTAGACGCTTTACCGGTCAAACCTGGAACCGCTGCCGATGGTGCTGTAGAAAGTAGCCAAATCCCACAGTTGCCCGAAACCGATAACGAATAGTCGGAAATGGGTTAAAAAGTGGGGCGGAAATACGGAATACCGAATAAATCTTTTCGTCAAACAATGATTTAGCGAATAGATTGCTATGACTAACTGGATGTATAGCCTTTGTCGTATGTCGCAACGGTTGTTCGACTTGTCGGACCGTCCGTTTTTCGGTGAATCCTTGTTCAGCCGTGGTGGGTTTTGGTGGGTGCTGAAATATGCTATTCTCTCATTGCCTGTTCTGTTAATCCTTGTTAATAGATATAGATTTATAGTCATTGTGTAAACAGTGATAAACAATTTATTCTGCTCGGTAAAGGGTAAACAGACGGTATAGGGGTATAGTCAGAAGGTAGAAGTAGGGTAGTTAGTCCCCAAAATATTCTCCAAAAGA